CTGTTTCCAATAGTGGTGGTGTCCATGTTTGTCCTTCATAGCGTCTAAGCCAGAGCAGTCTAGCATTCTCTAGTACACGCTCTTCATCACCCTCATAAGCATCAACACATATCTTGTACATGTCTTGCTCAGATACAGCTTCCTTCATCATCTTGTCTGCTGTTATGTTCCCAATGCCACGCAAACCAATGATGTTGTCTGCACTGTCACCAGTGAGTATCTGCTTATAAAAATTGTATAAGCCTTGCTCTGCTGTGATGTAATAGTTTCTTTTGTTAACAAAGTTGTAGTGCCATCCCTCAATCTGGTCGAGGTCTTTATCTACAGAGGAGATGATACAACCACCCACAAGCTTTGCTGCTTCAATAGCTATAGCATCGTCAGCTTCTTGTCCATCAACAACAACAGCACCCCACTCCTTCACCATGTGCCTTCGTAGGGCAGCTAAGTGTTGGGGTTTGGGTGCTGTGCGATTGCCTTTATACACGGCTGTCTTTGCCACATCAAGCCTGAAATTATCTTTACCTGTTAGATAGAGTTTCCAAGCATCAACAAAGCAACCAGAAAAAGTGTTGTCCACCCCGCACATAAGGATGTCAGCGATATAACTATTAAGAGAGTGCTTAGCAGTTGTTTCGCTTTCTTCCTTACATGCGAAAGCAAGTCGATAACCAATGATGTCGGCATCAACTAAGGCTATCATCAGTCATTAGGCTGATCAAGGGGCAATGAAAGCTGTGCTTCTTTAGCCTTGGCTTCTTGCTCAGCAGCCTGCACTTGAGGAGCAGCTTGTTGCTGAATGATAGTGATATGCTGTGCAGAATATTCAAAGGGAAGTTTTCCCAATCCTGTCAGAGCAGCATTCACAGTTTCAATATGGAGATCAAGTTTGATTTGCATTACAGTACATCCTCATCGTTAGAAGACAAGTCACCACCACCTGCGTATTCCACAAGGTCAGTGATCACAAGTTTAATCAAGGTGGGAGACAAGCCCTTCTTGTTTTTGAATGTCCATTCATAGACACCCACCAAAGCTTTGGCCTTGCTGCCATTACCCACATCTTCCTGAATCTCATCACCATCCACATCAAATGCTTTGATGGGGCGGTTCTTAGATTTGCAGGTGATGTAGCGCCCCATATCAGCCTTCTTCTCTTTGTCTTCTGACACGCTGATGCCCATCTCTTCCAAGGCAGCAACAGCAGCATCTGACAAGTTACAAAGATTGACTTGGTAAGCATTGCTCAACTCATTCATCTTGTTCAATTGTGCCCAATAAATGTCACACTTAATTTTCACTTTTGGTTTTTCACTCATTATCAATTTCCTTTATCAAAACCCACTAGTATCGTCAGTGGCATTCACGCCAGTTGTTGCCAATCTTTCCCTCAGCATCTACTGGACACCTAAATTGTAGCACCTCACCAGCTTTTGTGGCAGCAGCTTCAATTATTTCTACAGCTTGTTGTGCATGTGCAACATCCACTTCCCATTGTGTTTCATCGTGGACAAAGGCAACCAGCTTAGCATCTATACCTGCCTCAGCAATGCCCTTTGTAGCCTCTACAAGCCACTGTTTTGCAATGATGGCACCTGCGGATTGGAGCAGGGTGTTAAGGGCTGCATGCTCCGATCTAATCCATACACGCCTACCATCTAAACCGGGAAGGTTTCCCTTGGTCATAAACTTCCCAATCTTCTTCTTCAAAGAAGCAAGGCCGGGAGTGTTATTGACAAAGCTGTCTATCAGCTTTCTACCTCTGGTGCTGTTGCCACCAACAATGGAGCCAGCCTTTGCTGCACCTGCACCATACAACACCCCATATGTAAGAGTTTTTGTTACATTCCTTGCCTTCTTGTGGTCAACATTGTTGTCATCCTTCACTGTGCCCTTAGCCACCAAGCCAAATGATTGAGCATTGAACCAGTGGATGTCTCCCTTCAATAGCTCCTCTATCCATTCCTTGTCTTGGAGGTAGTGGCCTAAGCAACGAAGCTCAATGCCAGAGAGGTCAACACCCACCTGCACCTTGCCCTTAGCCACAGTCCACATCTCTCTGCACTCAGCACCAAAGGGACTACCAACAGCAGGCACCTGTGCCATGTTGGGGCCACTGTGTGTGGCTCTGCCTGTCACAGCACCATTGGTGATCACCCTGCCATGCACCCTGCCATCATCTTGAACAAGCTCAAGCCAGCTACCAATCTGTGCCACTCTCTTTTGCAGCATCAGATATTCAGCAACAAGCTTTGCTTCTGGTAGGTCAATGCTCTCTAGCACCACCTCATCCACAATGAAATGTCCCTTGTCTGTCTTCTTAGAGAAGACAACACCCAAGCCCTGTAGCCGTTCACATATCTGCTGTCTGCTGCCGGGATTGAAGATGGTGGTCTTGTCCTTGAGCTTCTTGCCTGTCTTCTCAGAGATGCGCTCTTCAACAATGGGAGGGAACACAGCCTGCATCTTTGTTTCAATGTCAGCCATGCGTCCGCTAAGCTCAGCTTGCAACATCATTGCTTTGCGTTCATCCAGCATGAAGCCGTTGTCTTCCATCTGTTTACAAATGAGAGCAACCTCATGCTCAAGCTGAATGCTCTGGTCGCTAAAGCCTTCCTTAGCCATAGCTGTAACCAGATGGCTGTAGAGTTTGTTGGTTAGCTGAACATCTTGCTCACAATATGTAGCCATCTCTTCTGTTAAGCCACCATCGAAGTCGGTGAAACCAATCTTGTGACAGCCAAGCCTGATGCCCCAAGCCTCAAGGCTATGTGGGCTAGGTGCCTTCTGTCCCTCAATGAAGACAACATCGATGTCTGGTTTGTATAGTCGAGACATGATTAATGTATCGCAGAGAAGGCTAGCATTGATGTCAACACCCCACACCTTCTTCAACACAGGGGCATCAAATTTTATGATGTTGTGTCCACAAACAATGTCACCATCCAGCACCTGCTTCAAGCTGTCTGGTGATGTGTGACGCTTAACTACACCATCCTTCATCGTCACACAAATCCAGATGGTGTTGTGTGCTGTGTTGGTTTCTATGTCTAAAAATATCATGGCTCATTGTGGTTGTTCAATACTTGAAGCAATAGATTGATACTCTGTATCACAATCATCTGCTCTTGTAATGGAAGTTTGTTGAAGGCAGGGAGAGGTGAGGGCCACTTACCCCTCACTGCTTCCCAATATTTCTCTACATCACTCATCTTTTATGGCTCTCTCATAAACAGTGTTGAGTGTTTCAAACCCATTGTCATCTTTCTTAATGACAACAGAGGTGCGAATCGCACCAGTGCCAAGCTTTGGGTGGTTAAATGCATACACACTAGCCACCTCCACCACTTCTCCCTCTGCTGTTTCTATGGAATAGAAATAGGGATCACCCCCAAAACAAACCACTGGCTTTATCATAACAAATCTCCTTCTTCAACATGATGTTCCAACATCCTACCAGTGTGTTTGTTATAAAGCAAGTTACAAGCTGGGCCTGTTGTTCCAGAGTAACGATTCTTTAACACTCTCACCTTGGTGGTGTTCCTCACTTCCAAGTCTTCTGCCTGACCATTACGCTCTAAGCCAATCACCATATCACTTAGCTGTGCAATGGAGCCAGAGCCACGAAGCTGAGCCAATGAAGTGACAGCCCCTTCCTCATGGCCCTTGTCAGCAGGACGCTTGAGGTGGCTAACAATTACAAGGGCTATGTTTGTTTCCTGTACTAACATACGAAGCTTGGTCATAATTTCATCCAAAGCTTTACGCTCATCCCCATTCTCTTGTGCAGAAATAACAATGGAGATGTGGTCAAGGAAAACATACTTGCAGCCTAAGCCCTTAGCCATGTAGCGTACCCTATTGACAATGTTGTCAATGGATGTGCTGCCAAAGTGATCAAACAGAAACAGTCTGTTGGTTCCTAAGGTGGCATCAAAGGCTCTCTTCCTTTCCTCTTCTCCCACCACATTGTCTGGTAGATGCAGAGGTGCATTGGCAGCTAGAGACATGATGGACAAGGCTGTCTTCTTAACACTCTCTTCAAGAAACATCAAGCCAATGTTCTCTTTTGTTTCCTGCACTATGTGCCACACCACTTCTCGCAACACTTGGCTCTTGCCTAAGCCACTGCCAGCGGTGATGCAGACAAGCTCACCAAAGCGCATGCCATAGGTTAGTTCATTAAGTCCTGCCCAAGGGTAGAAACAATCGGCTGGTGCCAATGGTTTAGATATTTCATCCCAGAGGCTAGAGCCTGACACAATGCCATCAGGTACAAACTGCTCAGCCCTCCACCACCTGTCAACAAAGGCAGCTTCCTTGCTATCGCTCAACCAATCACAAGCATCCTTGTAGTCGGTGGTGCCTTTAAATATTTTACATTTGCTGCCAAACAATTCAGCCACTTCCTTAGAAGCTTTCATGCCATGCTCATCACCATCAAAGCAAACAACAATGTTTTCAAAGCTGTTGATATATTCATATTGTTCTTTGCAATCTTTCAGAGCAGAGCCAGCACCATTGCGAATGGAGACAACAGGATATTTAGAGCCTGTCATTTGGAAAGCAGCCAGTGCATCAAACTCACCCTCAACAATGGTGAGGTATTTACCACCACTGGAGAACATGTGTTGTCCAAACAAGGTGCCTGTCTTCCAAGCACCCTCAGTGGAGAATGTCTTCTCCTTCACACCTCTCACCTTGGCAGCTACAAGCTGTCCATCTTTGTTGTGGTAGGGGAAGTAGTAGCTGTTGTCTGTCTTCACCACTCCATACTTTTCCATTGAAGCCTTGGTGATGCGTCTGTCAGAGACAGAAACAGCATAGCCTTCGCTGTAGTTTTTCAGGAAAGAAGAAGAGGGGGTTTCATTGGTGGTGTCAATCACTGTGTGGTGTTCCTTAACAAGGGTGGAGGGAGTGTATGTATGGCATACAAAACACTTGGTGGACATGTCATCGTTGATGGCTAAGGCATCACTGCTACCACAAGAATGACATGGTTGGTGGGTCTTAATGAAAGGCATTGTACATCTCATTTGATACCCATAGGTTATTCATTTAAAGAGTAAATGAAACCTATAAGTATATATAAAGTATTAACAGGAGGGAGTTCATGGTAAAGCTTTTCCTAACCACTGTCAAGACAGTAGTGCAGCATTACCACAAACCCCTGTTCATGGGCAACAACATAGGAACACTGTTGTTACATCATCCAGACTATTAGGCTGTTGTTCCAGCCCCCATCACTCGCTCTAGAATTATGCTCCACGATGGCACCTCTGTGACCAACCCCAAGTAGATGCCTTACTAAGTCTTTTGCCCTTGGTGCTACTCCCGACAAAAAACTAAAGCCCTTACTGCTGCTCACTGACATGGCGGTGTCATTAATAGAGCATGAGTAAAGGCTTTCATCAGACTGTTGCACCGCCATGCTTCAATCTGCTGGTAGTTTTACATACCTATAGGGGTGTTGTCAAGTGTGGTGTGCTTTTTAGCAAGTCTTCGTATGCTTGAAACAACATAGTCATTCTTGAGTTGTGCAAAGCAGACACACCAATCAACAAATTTGATAGCTCATCCTCATCGATTGGTTCTTTTCTGTCCAGCACTGCCCAAAGAATTAGATCAATATCTTCTTTGGTTATCCATGCTGCCATGATGAGATCTTCAAGCTGGTTTAGTTTCATCTTTTTCCTCTATGTGTTTGTTGGCTTGTGCCAACGATTGAAAGTATACATCACACACTGTGCATCTCCACACAGCGCCTTCCTTCACCCTTGTCCTATCATCTAAGACACCGGGAGGTCTGGTTGTCCATGTGCGAACAAGCTCTATCATTTGAAGACAACCCTGAATGTGCCACAGGTGACACATTTAAACAAGCCTTGTCGTTCCTCTTTGTAAGTGTGGGCACACTTGTTCATGGTTTCTCTTTCATCATGCTTCTGAGCCAATCATAATAGGGGCCAATGCCTGTCATAGTTTTATGTCTGACATAAGCCCAGTAGTGTTCGTCATGTCTATACCCATTACAGGCATGAAGAGGCACATCATATTCATTAACACTGGTGTTTAAGTTCATGCCTTTTCCTCCTGATAAAGCTCTCTGACAAATCTGCTGGCAACAAGATAGAAGTTGTGTGCTCTGGTGGTATCTTTCACTTCCTTGTGCTTAAACTCAAGATGCTCAGCAGCACACCTAACACCCGCTTCAAAGCCCCTTAGGAACCACTGGTGCCTCTGCTCAGCCTGTTGCAAGCCTTCTTCTGTGACAGGTATCTGGAACGATTCAGCCCTACGCCATGCGTTGTATGCTCTGGTATGCACATCATTCCTTTCGCTTATATTCTGCGTTGTCCCAATAAGAAGTGCAACTTTTTTCTTCTTTGTTGTAGGGAGGCTCACAGAAATATGCTTGCCAATGGAGAGTGGGTGGTGCTGTGTGTCGATAGCAGGTGTCTTTGAGGGGACATCCCTGTCCCTCACACATTGAAATGTCAGCCATTGTTTTTCTCCAGTTGTTTCAAATCATGTTGCAATCGTTTGAGAAAAGAATCTGGCCCATCATCACTACTGACAAGCCAATCAATACGCTGTGCATACACTTGTGCTTGTCGTAGTATTTTTAAGCCTTGCTTAAACTCATCAATCACTTCTGGTGTGAAGTGATGGCCTTTTATATCTCCATATTCATCTTCCTCAGTGGAGTCGTTGTCAATAATGATTTGCTCCACCTCATCGGCTATGTATCCAATGTCATATTGCTTGTAGTTGAAGTGTCCACCGCTCATGTGTTCTTCTTTTCGGCGTAGCCGTTCTTTTGCTTGAGTTTGGCTTCAATGGCACGAACAGCGCCCATAAAACCTGCTGAAACCCTGCCTGATTGGTAATCGTCATAAGCTTTGACAACATCCTCACCAGTCAGACCTACCCATGTGCGCTGTGGTGGGTGTGTTTTACATTTGTCGCACTCGCAAACAACATGAAGTGAACCTTCTACCTTGGCTTCTCTTTTTTTTGCCCAAATGTGGTAATTTGGGTCATCATGAATGAATTGATTAAATTCTTTCAATGTGGTTTCATGCGGTTGTGCCAAGACTTCTGCCGCTTGGCTCAACAACATGATGTCAGACGCATCAATCTTGATGCCTTCATGCCACCCCTCGCTAAACCTTCCCGCCAATTCTTCAAGCTCTTTTGCCATTGCTTCTTTGTCAGTCATGCTTGGCCTCTTTCTCTGATGGCTGAAGTTAAAGAAAAAGCCATGGCTTTCATTGCATTTGCGGCTTCTCCATCAAAATCTTCTTCTTGTCGGTCAAATTCTTTGAATGGCGCTCCCATTACCAAGTCATAAAT